GATTTGGAATATACAACGACAGATTCATAACCGTTATTGAGCGAATCGATTGACTCGAATTGCGCTTGTACATTCTTCGCTCCCCGCCGGATGACTACGCTGTCTTTAAAACATCCCTTGAAAATTTCGTTCATCATGCAAATCAGATGATGCTGTTCGTTGTAATCGATAGAGATGAAAATCACTCCGTCATCCGCAAGCAGATCCCATAGCAACTTGAGACGCGGATACATCATGCAGAGCCATTTATCGTGTCGGCTCAGATCATCATCTTCTCTCCCGACTACCCGCCCAAGCCATGAGCGCATTTCTGGAGAATTGACTGCATCGTTATAGACCCAATTTTCCGTCCCAGTGTTATAGGGAGGATCGATATAGATGCACTTCACCTTGCCCACGTAGTAGGGCATAAGAGCCTTGAGAGCTTCGAGGTTGTCACCTTTGATTAGAAGATTCTCGGAGTCACCCAAAGACAGCTTGGTATCCCGTTTCAGAAGCCGAAAAGGGACATCCTTGTCGTGGTTCACGACCGCCTGCTTGCCGATCCAATCAAGCGTAGGCATAGGCGTTTGGTGGTGGATTTTTGGCAATTCGCATCGCCCGAACAGTACCGCCTACATTGACATGTATCAAGGTGATAGATGTCAGCTTCCGCCTTTGAAGACCGAGAAGTAGCCTAAAAGATCACAATCCTATGGAACATCTACCAAAACTTATGGCCATGAGTGATGTACGGGAATGCCTCGGCGGACTATCAAGGCAGCGTGTACACGAACTCATTCGTAAGAAAAATCTGCAATATGAGGCAACATCTGCCGGCAGAATCTTTCTCGCAAGTGAGATCGTAAAACTGAAGCGGGAGATGGAGAAACACCCTCGCTCGAAGGCTCGTTCGATGCGAGGTCGGAACTGAAATACTCCTCATGCCGTTTGCTTCTCTTGCTTCTCAGCCACTTTCACTTGGCTATCCTTTAGAATGAGCTTGCTCCTGAGGCAGGAGAGCAACTCTCGTTTCTCCTCCATCTTTCCCTCTTTGAGAATGTACTTGGCATACATCTTGATCTCCACCTTGGGCATTTTCTGTTGTGAAGTCTGTCCCAACACTCCAGTCGTAAATTTCTCGTAGCGTGCGACCTCCTCCTGCAGCCTGTGCTTCATCCCAAGTTTATCAAGATCGACCGTGTCGATAATCTCGAGGAGGCGTTCCAGCAGCTCATCCTCCCGAATCGATCCGTCTTTGCAGTTGATGTCTTTGGAATGGCAGCACCGGTAGTACACATACTTCCTGATACTCCCATCTTTCAGTTTCTTATGCTTTTCTTCAGCAGTGATGCCAGATCCGCACGCACCGCAGATCATCATCTTCGTAAATGCGAACTCCTTCGTGCCCCATGCCTTTTTCGGTGCCATGTCGAGCACTTTTCCGGCTTCTTCAAATAAATGCTGACTCACCAGCGGTTCGTAGGTGCCCTGATACCAATTGCCGCTCCCCACTGGATACTCGAATTTCCCCGTATAAAAGTGATTTCGGAGCATTCGGTAAATCATACTCAGAGTAACGACTCTGCCAAGCTTCGTTGTGAATCCTACTTCCTGCATCCATTGATAGAGCTGTCTCCCGCTTGTATGTTGATAGGCCACCTTCTCAAATGCCTGCTTCACGAATGCTCCTCGGATCGGATCAGGGATGACTCTGTTCTTCTTGTCCTCCGGTCGTTTCTCCAGTGCGTAGCCCAGCGCAGGGATGCAGGGACGATGTCCCATCTCCGCTCGCGTCTTCATACCCCGTTTCGTATTGATCCCTCGGTTGTCATTTTCCAGCTTTGCCTGGCTGCAAAGAATCATGAGCAGAAATTTCTCATTCGGATTGTTGGTAAACCGTTGACCATGCGTTCGGATCTCTATGAGATGTCCCTGATCCATGAGGTCGACAACTGTGCCGAGATCGCCCGCGTTTCTGCTCAGCCGGTCAGCAGCCCAAGTAAGGATGCCCGAGAACATCCCCAAGCGGACATCAGTCAGGAGTTGTTTGAATATTGGTCTTGCCCCTGATGCTTTGGCGGAGTGACTCTCGCGGCGCACTTCTGCGATCTCCAATCCTTCCCTCTTGGCGAGTTCGAGCATCGCTTTGATCTGTGAATCAATACTGAGTGCTTGTCGTTCATCGTCCTCGGAAGATTTTCGAGCGTACAGGCAGTAGCGAACCATGCCCGGAATCTTCTCCGGGGGAGGAGTGAGATCGATGTGCGATGTAATGACGGTTGGTATTTCTAGAGCCTTTCTGCGGCTCAGAGTGGCGGTTGCCATAGGGTATGGGGGAAGGAAGTAGCTACCCACAGCAATGCCGCAACCTTCCCTCGGTATCCAGGCGAAAGACCCGCTTGCCTTCGCCTAAAAGCCCCAGAATCCCTCTTTGGCTTCAAAACCTCCGAAGAATGTCCCAATGCCGACCCTCGCCATCGCCCGGCTCATTGATCTCGCCACGGATGCTGTCCCATCCACTCAAGGAGCCGTCATTGCCGATAAAGCAGATACCGAAGGACTGCATTTTTTCCTCCAGTGCCTTCAGGACGAGGAGCGAGAAAGCATCGGCTAAGTCGTCGTGTTTCTCGATACCGAAATTCGTGAGCTGATTAATGAGATCCTCCGCTCCCTGCCTCGGAAAAATTACCTGCCCAGATTGCACGGCATGGGACGTGAGCGCGAGCCGCGCACGCTTATCCTGCCCTTTCACTTTCACGGCCTCAGCATCGCATTTTTTCTCCTTCAAATGTTCCACAAGGGAAGACTGGTAGCCGACATCTTCGATATAGAGCTTGGATTCGTGACCGTTCCCCGTGATCTCCGCCACCTGCTTCGCACGCTCCAATGTGTCGAGCGCCGTCAACCGCTCGTTCACGGGATTCGGCAAGATGTAGATTTGAGTTTTTCCGTCCATGTAATAGAGCCGCGCCGAGACCATCGCCGTGTAATCGGCGCTGTCGCTTAAGGAGATCGCGAGATCAATCCCTGTCGCCGTGTGCAGGAAACGGACTTTCGTGCCGCCGCTTGGCGTAAGCAGTTCCTTTGGAAATTCGTCATAGTACTGAATCCATGCCGGATGAATTACCCGCTCGGCATTGGAGAGGATGGTCAGGAGAAATTCACGATGCCACGCCGCTTCACTTCCGATGCGGGTGCGTTCATCGTCGATTGCTTGCTGCGTTGGATATTTCCCAGCCCAGAGCGTTTTTCCCTCGGCATCGAGGAGCGGATACTCCTTGTATTTCCCTTTCATGGAGCCATCCTGAATGTGCTTCTCGAATTTCTTCAGAAGACAATCTTCATGAAGTAGATTCCCAATCACGAACGTTCGCGTCTTCGGGCTGCCCGCTGGAATCACTTCGCCCATAAGCCACTGGTAGGTCTTGTCTCTTCCTTCTTTCGTCTTCACCGACTGTAGATCTTCAATGTCGTCACAGATGATCAATTGTGGGCGATGCTGCCCATGCCGGATACCGCGCACGCTCGTCTCGGTCGATGCGGCCGTGATACGGGCACCAAGCAGCGGCAGGACAATGGATGACGAGTTCCATTCGTCCTCTCGTTCGTCGAACGGTCCAAGGTCTTTTCGGAGAAGCGGATTTCGTTCGATCTCATCCTTCAAATTCTTGAGGTGTTGACGGGCTTGGGACTGTGTCTGGCCGAGGATCAGGACGAACTTGATTTCTAGTTTTCCAAGGATAGCCCACAGCGGAAAGGAGAGACTCACGATTGTTGACTTTGCAGATCCACGGAACGCCGTGATCGCCGTGAGTTGCTGGGTATCATCTTCGGTAGAATCGAAAATCTCATACTGGAAAGGTGCCGTCGGGCAAGTCACGTAGTGTCCGAAGTAGACGTGGAAGAAATAGAAATGGCTCTCCCGCGTGAGGCCGCGACGGAACGTTTGATCGTCGAGAATACGAGCGAGGATATCTGGGGTCAGTTGGTCGGTAGGCATGGGAAAGGGGGCAAAGAATTAGAATTGCATAAACATGATGTTGTCACCGCCCCTCCGAAGGGAATTGTTGAGTTCTGCAAGATCGCTGAGATGTCCGCAGTCCTGCCGCATCCCAAGCACGGGCAGAATCAACGTGGAAAATGCGTCTGCAAGGTCGTCATGCTTTTCCTTGCCGAAGCCTGTGAGCTGCGTGATGAGTAGTTCCGCCCCCCTTCGTGGAAAAAGAATCATGCCCGACTGGATGAGGTGAGACGTCGTCATAAGACGCGCCCGCTTGTCTTGCCCAAGAAGCTGCACAGCTTCAGCTGGCACACCCTCCGCTATCAGTTGCTCGATGGCCGAGCGCTGATAGGCAACATCCTCGACGTACATTTGTGTCGGATGTTCGCCTCGTCCCAGTGAGAGCGAGAGGGATTTTGCTTCCTCGATAGTTTGCTTGAAACCCATCCTCTTATTCACCACATGCGGCACAATGTAGATCTTCATGTCCTCGCCATAGCCAGAGACATACGCCGATACCATCGCGGTGTAGTCGGCAGTATCACGCATTGAGATCGCAAGATCGATTCCTGTTCCGACGAATCGAACATCTTCCATGGCCGGCGGTGTGTCGTAATACTGGATCCATTCCGGAAACACGACGCGGTCTTCATCAGAGATGATGCAAAGGAGAAACTCCCGCTGCCATGAAGCTTCGTTGCCGATCTTCTTTCGTTGCTTCTCGATATCGGCCGGAGTCGGGTACTTGCCCGGCCAACGGCACTTGCCATCGTCATCGAGAAGCGCGAATTCGCGATAGGAACCATCAAGATCCCCATTCTCAATATCTCTCTGCAGGCGCTTGAGGAGACAGTCCTCGTGCAGGAGGTTCCCCACGACGACGAGGCGCGTATGGATGTCTCCAGTGGGCAGAAATTCTCCAGTCAACAGTTGGTACGTTTTGTCCCTGCCCTCGCGGGTCTGGACGGAATTTAGATCTTCAATGTCGTCCGCAATGATGAGGTCGGGACGGTGCGCCCCGTGGCGAAATCCTCTGACACTCTGGTCAATTGAAACGGCCATGATGCGTGCGCCGTACTTGGGGATCACGAGCGATGCCATTTGCCACTCGTTTTCCTCCTCTTGGAAGGGGCCTAAATCCTGCCGGAGAAGTTCGTTGCTCTCCAGTTCGGTCTTGATGTTTTTCAAGTGCTGGCGAGCTTGCTGAATGGTTTGACCGACAACGAGGACGAACTTCGCCTGCTGTATACCGAGGATCGACCACAGCGACAATGACATGTTCATAATGGTCGATTTCGCGGAGCCGCGAAATGCGGTGACTGCCACGATGGGAATCGAAGTGTCTTCCGTGAGCGCGAACAGCTCTTTCTGAAAAGGAGCCGTCTTGTACTTCACATAATGCGGCAAATAGAGCGCGAAGAAATGTTCATGGCTCCGGCGAGCGAGTGCTGCTCGTGCAATCGGATCATTGATGATCCTACCCCAGAGATCAGAGAGAAGCGGATTCTGTTTCATCAGAAGATTGGGAAGATGGAATAGAAGAAGGCAGCTCGCCGCCGAGTGCCGAGAGTTCGATGGCTTTTTCGATAAGGGCACGCTGCTCGGGTGTGAGTGCCTCGTCTTGCGTCTTGATCTTCGCTGTCACTTCGAGTTTGGTGTTGTAGTTTGGATTCCGGTGCTTGAGCCAGTACATGACGGCACCGAGATTGTTATCGCGAATTTGAGATAGCAATTGGCTTTCGGCCATGTCGCTCACCAAGGCCGTCCCGTCGATCAACGCTTCATCAGCGGCCTTGGCAAATGTCTCATCCTCTTTTTTCCATCGGTAGTAGGTAGCACGGGACACACCGGCTTTTTCGCATGCGATCTGCACGATTGGCATCTTCCGCAGTTGCTCCAGAAGTATTGCCTGCTCGCGGGATTTACGGGCTTCGATGACGTCTTGGTTCTTACTCATGGGCGGAGGGAGAAAAGAATTGGCTCGGCTGCGATGCCGGTAAGTTTTTGAAATCGTTCAATAACGACCGCGCAGTATTTCGGATCGAGTTCGATGCCTATGCAATGTCTTTTGGTCTGTTCGGCGGCGAGCAACGTTGATCCTGAACCGAGGAAGGGGTCATAAACGGTCTCACCGATCCGTGAACTATTAAGCAGCAAATGGCGCAATAGGCCGATTGGCTTCTCGGTAG